CCACAGAACTTGTAGATCGCTCCGTGCCCCAAGTTTCAACGTTCCAAGTAGATGTACCCCAACCATAACCTGTAGTTTGTGTTGTTGGTCCAACTATAACATAAGGATTAACAGTGACGGCACCTGCCGCTGTCATACCAGACCCTGATTCAACTGTTGCTGCTTGAACAGTAAACTTGTCTATATCAGGCACAGTTAAAATTTCGTATACTTTTTCTAAATCTGCAGCTGTATAACCACTAGCTCCTGTTACAGTTACGCCAGATAAGGTTACATATCTTCCAACTAATAATCCATGTGATCCTTTATTGATAGTTATTGTGCTAGATCCATTAACAGTTGTTAACGTGCCTCCAGTAATAGCTGTATCTAAAGGTGTAATGTCATAAAAGTCATTACCATAATATAAGAATAAACCTTGTGATGTTCCAATGGCTGCATATTTTTCTCCTTCAAAACTAGAGAATGCAACTTGTGCTCTACCAGCACCAGGTAAAGATTTACCACCAGATGTTAATTGTAACCACCCACCTATTTTTTCAGGTAAGCCATATCTAAATCTAACAAAATCACCATCTGTCCATTGGCCTTCAGCCCCTGATTCTGTATCTTGTTTATTAAAACCTGGCTTGAAATTTAATTTTTGTAGCATATAATACCTTATATTATAGTTATATAAATAATGAAAGACAGATTATAATGGAAAAAACGGTAAATATCACTAACTTTATTGGTGTATATGATAACTACATTACTGAACAAGAATGTAACAAAGCTATTAAACTATATGAAGAACAAAATAAATTTAATAATACAATAAATAGGATAGGTGGAGAATCAGCGTCTATTTTACAAAAACAAGATCAACAATTTTTTGCAGCGCCTAATAATTTAAATATTTGGTGGGAATCTTTAAAACCCATGATGGTTAATTTTGATTTAGCATGGAATCATTATGTTCAAAACACTGGAGCACATGATGCTTACGGAGTTCCTTTTTATTTTACAGATTTAAAAATACAAAAAACTTTACCTACCGAAGGATATCATGTTTGGCATATAGAACATGGAAAAGGACATGGTTATTCAGATAGAGCTTTTGTTTTTTCTATTTATTTAAATGATGTAGAAGAAGGTGGAGAAACTGAATTTCTTCATTTTTCAAAAAGAGTAAAACCAAAAAAAGGTAGAATTGTTATTTGGCCTGCAGCATTTCCATATGTTCATAGAGGTAACCCACCATTATCAGGGGAAAAATATATTTTAACTTCTTGGATGATGTTAAAATGATTAAAATAATCAACGATTTTTTTAACAAAAAACAACTATATTTAGTTCAAAATTTTACTTTAACTAAAGCTGCTTATACTCCTTGTTTTTTTGACAACGCTGTAGAAAGAAACAAACACACTCATTATGGTAATAGATTTTATTTAAATACGGATAAAGAACTAAAAGATCTTTTTATAAAACAAGCTGAATTAAAATTTGATTTAAAAAATTTAAAAATAAATGAACATTATTCAGGGATTGATCAAAGAAATTTAGATCATTTCAAACCTCATATAGATAGTGGAAATGGAACTATATCAAATATATTAATAATGATTTCTGGTCCTACTGCAGTGACTAATGGAACCGTTTTTTATTCAGATGGTGAATTAGATATACATGTTGGGTTTAAAGAAAATAGAGCTGTAATGTTTCCATCAGATTGGTGGCACTCACAACACGCAAGCGTAGTACCTAATTTAAAAAGATATACTGCAACTTTATTTTGCAATTCTTACGAAAAAAATTATTCTGAAGAATAAGAAGTAGGTCTTGCACCTTTTCTAGCTATTTGATCAGCTTCACTTTCTGTAGATTCTAATACAGCGTCTGGACCTTCACCTGAGTAAACTTCAAGAACATCAGCATCCCAATCAGCTTGTAATTTAGCTAAGTGAGCTGAATCCCATCTAGAGATAAAATCAGAAAAGTCACCTAAATTAGCGTCAGTCCAACTAGCGTGAGGAGTTTCATCTCTATACTCTACTTGATCATTTACGTTTGCAGTTCCATATTGGATAGCCCAAATGTTATTCCATTTAGCTAATCCCCAAAAATCATTATCAACAATATTATATGCAGTTCCAGCCGCATCGCCGCTTTGTTTAACAACACGTTTGTCATCAAATATTACTGTCCATTGTGCGTTTGTTGCCATAATTTCTCCTACGTCTTAATAATATAAATTACTGTTAAAAAAGGTTGAACAACTGAAGTTGCATCACCAGAAAAAGTTGCACTCATATTATGTGAGTGACCTGTACCAGAACCTTGGTTTCCAGTGTTTCCACTGGTTGCCATAAATGCATTGTAATATGGGTTATTATCCGGAGTTGCAGTTATTTTTGGACCCACTGCACCTGAAGTGTGACTGTGAGATGCAAGTTGAGCTGATGTTAAAGTTGCATTAGCTGTTGAACCTCCAATATTTCCAGTTGCAGATACAGTATTTGCTCCACCAGTTGATGCTAAAGCCTGTGTGTTTCCTTTACTTATAGCTACTTTTTCTTGTAGATCAGGTAAAAGAAAAGTAGATGAACCATCACCAGCTCCATAAGTTGTACCAACAATTGCAAATAAAGCTGAATAAGTTGATCTTGATACAGCTGCTCCATTACATTCTAAAAAACCTGTAGGTATTGACGATGCAGACCACGGAACAATAGTAGCTGTAGGAATTCCTTCGATACCTGTAAGATCGGCACCTGAAAAATTGTATTTTGTTGCTTCGTAATTTGACATCTATTATTTCTCCTTATACGTCCAGCCTGTTGTTGCATCTCCTGAGAAGACTAAACAAAAAGCTGCGCCTTGTGTGTTGACTACTAGGTCAGATGCTGCGTTAGCTATATTAGAGCTATTTCTTCCAACAGTCAATGCGTTACTATTAAAATCATAACCTTGATCTACAAATGCAACTTCATCTCCTGTAGCTGGAGACGCAGGTAGTGTAACCGTTACAGCTCCACCATTTGTATTTACTAAACATTGAGCACCAGCTTGAACTGTTTCTGCCGCTGAAATTACTCTCCAATTTTTTTGCTCTGATAATTTTACAACATTAGTTCCATCAGAATATAATACATAATTATTTCCTTCACATAAAAGAACACCTGTACCTGAAGCTGTTTTAAAAGTTAAAGTGTTTCCTGCATGATCACATCCGTTTTGCACGTTATAAACTTTTTCAATTCCATCTGGAATACTAACTGTTCTAGTCCCTGCTAAAGTACCAGTTAATTTAATAACATCGTTTTTACCATTTGATAAAGCACCATTAGTAAAAGTTAAAGTTCTATTAGCGTTAGTTAAATTGAAAGTTGTAAAGCCACCAATAGCTTGTTCTAAAATAAGTAAATTTGTATTTGTAATTTGACCCCAAGTTCCCGAGTTTTCACCGGTTGCTTGTACTGTAAGTTTTAGGTTAGCAGATGTAGAATTCGCCATTTTTTAATTCCTTATACGTTCATTTTATTAAAAATAAGAGTTTCTGTCAAACTCATTATGCAGCAACCTCCTGCCATCCTGGAGGATCTATAGGTGCTGAACCTGTATTAACTTCGTTCCAGATTAGAGCATTACCACTTCCTTGGTTCATAGTCAAGCTTAAACCAGTTAATGCAATATCTATATGAATTGCAACAGAAACTGAAGCTAGTTGATTATTTAATGGAAAACCGGTTGGTACAATATCTTGACCAGGAACACCTACGGCTGTTCCTAATCCTGCAGTCATTGGAATACCTGTAGGGCTAGCACCCGCTCCAGCTAAACCTGCAGCTGTTCCTAAACTAGCGATCATAGGTTCACCTATAATCATTGCATCAGGTGCTGGATCTACATTACCTAAAGTTGCTTGAGCTATATTTAAAGTATTAAGTTGAACTACAAGTTCTCCTTTCATACCTGCAGTTCCTACTGCAGCAGTCATCGCAATACCTGTTACATCAACGTTTGCAAATTCACCTTCAACACCCCAACCATTTATACTCCAACCTTGTCTACCCCAACCTGTTTGGTTAAACGCGTCTATAGTTCCAAGACCCATAGACATTGCATTACCTGTAGCCATAGCATCAGGACCAGCATCTGCTGTTCCTAAAGCTGAAGTCATTCCAAAACCTATTGGAAATACTTTTCCAACAATATCAATTGCGACTGTCCCTAAATTTGTAGTTATAAGTTGATTGTTATTTGTACCTGGACCTGTAGATACATCAATAGAAATAGTTTCATTACCTAATGCTCCTGTAATAGGTAAACCAGTTGCAACAACATTACCAGCGACACCCCAAGCAAAATCATTCCAGTTGGCTCTACCCCAACCAAGATTAATTTCACCTACAGTTGATTCGTCACCTAAAGATGCAGTAAAGGCAATACCCGTAACTGTAAAAGTTGGGTCTGCTAAATCATTCCATTGGTTTTGACCCCAAAAGCCAGAACCCCAAGTTCCTGATCCACTCATAGGAGTTTACCTCCTACGATTAACCAGAGATCCTTAGAATCGCTGCTGTTGATGTTTGAGCCGGAAACTGAATTGTAAAAACTCCAGATGTAGCTGTTTTATCTGCTCCGAAATCTAAAACTGCCACCGCTGAATTTGAGAACGATGTGTTATAGATTAAAGCACCTCTAGCAGTAATAGTAACGTTCGTAAACGATCTGTCTGCGAAGTCTACTCTTGCTACACCAGCTGTAATTGAAGTTGCTAAGTTAACTAACTTTCCACCACCAGAAGTATATTGTCCAGAATTTGGAACTTCATTTCCAGTTGTAAAAGATGTTGTTGCTGAGTTTAGAGTTGCTGAAGAAGTATAAAGAGCTATTTTAAAAATATCACCAGCTGGTGCTGCAGTAAAATCCTGATCACCATCTAATAATTGTTTTTTAAAAGAGTTTGCAATTGCTTGTGTTATAGCCATGTTTATTTTCTCCTATTTTCCTATACGAGGAACACCACTTTGATATTCGTCTCGTCTTCTTCTTCCCATTTGTTCTATTGAGAAGCCTTCTACCGCTTGTTTATACCTTCCTTCGTATAATTGCAAGAGATCATTTGGCCCTTTTAGAAAACTAAAAGCCTCGACTAGGCATGCATACAAAAGTCCGTTGGGAAATTGCAGACTTAAATATGTAGTAGGAACTGTACTCGATAATCCATCAGGTTTCAAGATATAATTTAATTGAATTGTATAGGTAGCATCTGGAATAGGAGCCACAACCACAGTATCTTGGTCCCAGTTACTATAGTATTTAGGGACCCCCTGTGAATTCAAATTATTAAATTCTGACATAAAACTAGTATCTCTATATTGTAAAAAATCTCTGTTATCAGCTTGGCCTACTCCATCAGAATCTACAATCTGAGCTGATCTAATTATTAATAAATTAGCAGGTGTATCTATAAATCTTGTACCTGCAATTAATTGAGCAGTTACGTATCTTCTATTATTGTCAGAATCTACATCTCTTAAAATTCTAAATTCTGAGTCTTGTATAAATCCATTTACAATAGTATCAGTTAAAACTGTACTTGTAACTTCTGTGTAATCTCTAATTTTTTGTACTAATTCTGTGTAAGTCATTATGTTATTTGTATCATACCTCCCATACCTATACCATGAATATAACAAGCATAATAGTAAGTTCCTGTAGTAGACGGAGTCCACTCTAAATACCTTTCTGATGCAGCGTTAAAAGTGGTTGTGTTGGTGTAGTTTGATTCTGTGCTTGCACCATCTAAATAGTAAGAAACGTTTGTAGATACAATTCCACTTCTTAAAGTAGATAGGGTCGTAGAATTTGAGGTTGTAATAAATAAAGGGTGATTATCGTTACTACTATTATCTTGTGAAAATTTAATTACAGTATCTTTAGCAATTGATAAACTCATTTGTCGAGTTCCATCAAGATAAAACGCATTTCCTGTTCCACCTATAATGTACAGTGTTCCTGAAGCTACGGTTACTGCATAAGTTTGAGTTGCAGCAGCAGGAACTCCCGCTGTAACTTCACCTAAAGCAATTGAAGCTTGTCTTCTAGAATTTATAGTAGAAGCATTTTCAGGTTGCATACTATTATTACTTAAATCTTGAAAAGCAAAATCTCCAGGTAAGGTTAAATTAGCTACCATGTTTCCACCACCAATTTGATCAGATGGAAAACGTTGAGGTCTTGCTTGTTCTAACCCTTGTGGATCAGCCACAAAAGGTTTTGGTTCTAATTGTGGTTGCTTTGGTTCATACTCTGATAAATGAACAAATGCACCATTCCATTCTGTAACCATTTCTCTCCACGGAAAAGCTTGTCCGCTTCTATCAGAAATTGCTAGTGCGTATTTACCTTTTGCAAACTTAGACATTAGATCTCCGGATAATAAGTTTTAGGTGAAATATAAACACTTGCAGGTGATCCATCTTCTTGTAGTGCTCTTTGTATTTCATCTTCATAAATTAATTTCATTTCTTGAGTTCTTTGTGGTGCTTTTTTCATAGCCATATAATAAGCTAAGCCTGCACACATACAAGGTACAAACCTATTAACTACATCAGCCTCGTTAGTATATTTACCTGCATCTTGAATTCTTTTAACATAATAGAAATAAATAAAATTACCTGCTTGTGTATCTCCAGGTGTTAAATACAAAGTGATTGTAACTTTATCTATAAATCTTTGAACAAAGTATTGTGATGGTTGACCGACTGCAACTTTATTTGAAAAGGCTTGGTATTGTGATCTATTAATTTTTGAAAGTGGTGTATCTACATCACTTGTGTTTCTAAAACTAGCTTCAAGAATATCTGAAACCATATCAACAAAATTTGTAACAGTATCTCCAGATGCATGACTTGCAGCTGTAGTTCCGTCTGCTCCACGATCAGAGGCAGAACATAAAATATTATTTCCTGAGATAGATGTATAAGTAATTACTTCAGAATTAATTCTAATTTTCCCTGTGTCGTTCATGTTTTTAGTTGATGAAACAGGGATAGTTGTAGCTGTAGATGTAATACCTGATGATAAAGTGGTAGTTATTCCGTTTGCGTTTCCATCAGATGGTGATCTAAAAATTTGATATTCGTTTTGACCAGAGACTAATGTGATTGCAGTTCTTGCTACTTCCCAAAAATGTAGACCTCTGTTGTCCCATTCTTGAAACATTATATTTAAAGAACGTCTAGCTGATCTTAAATCATTACCAGAATAATCAAAGAATCCTAATCTTTCAAAAGACTCAGTTATAATATCGTCGATCGAGAGAAATTTCTCGAATGTACTTGTGCCTGAAAAAGCCACGTAAACCTCCTACGAGTTATTTCCGCCACTATGAAACACAGTGATAGCTGTAATCTGTTCTGTAGTAAAAGCAGTATTAAGATTAGTCTTAAATAAAATTGGTACAGGGAAATTAATTGTCATATCATGAATATGAGCACCTTTATTTAATTTTACTTTAGACGTTGAGCCATCTTTAAGATCTAAAACACCAGCTTGGTTTGGTCCAGATACATGCACTCCGTACACTCTAGTTCTACCAGTCTGAATAGTTTTAGTCTCTGTAGTTACGTTAGTCGCCACTCCATCTTGTGATGATCCAAATGTTGTCATTTTTTCTCCTTAAAATTTTATGTGGGCCCGAAGGCCCACAAAATTATTTATTACTGTGTATCAAAAGGTGTTGCTATTGATCCAGTGGAATTAAGTAATCCCTCTACAAAGTAAAGGTTTGCTGCAACTGCAGTAAACTTAATATAAGAACCTTTTAGACCACCTGTTGTTGCGACAGCAGCACCAGCTTCTCCATTTAGATTAACTTCATTGTTAGCTGTTGCAGGAACAAATTGTTTTCCAGATACTGAAGCATCAATTCCAAGTGTAACCATACCAACAAATTTATCGTTAGTGTCTTTTGTTTTAATTGTACCAGTGAAATCGTCTGTGAAAAGAATTTCAAAAGTAGTTCCAATTGTGCTTGGGTTATTTGGATCACTTCCTGGTCCTGCTACAGCTGAATCAGCTGATGCATTGATTGCAGGTATTGTGATCGCAGTTGGTGTGCCTGCAGGATCCATAGTTACAAGTCTTCCTGCGTGATCAGCAACAGTTAAATCAGTTGCTAAAGTTAATGCAGGGACTGCTCCTGGTCCAATTGATTGAAAACCATTTTTTGACCTTACCGGTCCGTCAAAGGTTGTATTTGCCATGATATTATCCTCCTAGTTTCTGTTTATGTAGTCTCTAGGCTGTCGACTGTACGCGTCTACATAAACTAATTATATACAGTAAGTTTTTTATATACTAGTTTTTAGTAGAGTGCAAGAGAGCCTGTAGTGCGGAGTGGAATTTTTCCAACGATGTAGCCTTTTGTTTAAGTAGCTACGGAAACTTGCGGAGCGGCACCATCAACTTTGTTTCGCAGATGCTCTCTTTGAGCTTCTGCCATTTTGATGTGGCTTAAGACATCTCGAACTTTTCGATCTATCTTGACCATATTGAGAGTATATCTACCCTCTTTAAGATGCTCTTGCTCCCACTGTAGATCCAGACCCCTCTTTTGTTGATAAAGGTCGTTTAAGTGTTGCATCATATGTTCCATCGATAACCTCCTCATAGGTTATTCTGTTTATCTTGTTATCATAAGATATTCCAAGATATTCCCAAACTATACTTTTTTCTCCTAACTTGTCAAGTACAGCTTTTTCTAGTGAGGTTGAGCTATTGTCACATTTTACACTAAATTTAGTGTGGTGATCATAGGCCCAAATATTTACTAGAAATGTAGTCATTATGCTTTCTATCTGTAAAATGAGGCGGGATTGTGTCCCGCCTCAAATTTCTTAAGTATTATGAACCTTCAACACCAAAGATACCTCTGTAGTCAGATACACCGAATCTGTATCTTTCTCTAGCTTTGTATCTTACGTTTCCAGTATCGAAATCACCTTCCATCGCTGTTCTGATTGGAGTTCTTTCGAAATACTTCATACCGTTAGGTACATCAGTGATAATGTAGAACGCATCCGTGTCAGTTAAAAAGTTATTAACTCTGTAACCTTGTGGAATCATTCCCATTGACGCGATTGCGTTAATGTCATTATCAGCAGTTGACGTTCTACCTTGAGACTTCATAAGTCTTTCAGCAGTGAATTGAAGTTCACTTGGAACGATCATTTTAACACCTCTTGCAGCAATTTTTAGACCTCTTTCGTCTGTCAGTTGTGCAATGTCAATTAATGATTGCTCTAATGAAGTTTCATTCAAGTCAGCTTGTACCGCTAACGTGTTTGATACAGTGCCCGCGATTGTTGGGTGAGCAGTGTTAAATAAAGAAACACCATCACCTGAATCAAAATTATTCGTAGTTGGTAAACCTTGAATAAGCGGATCCACTGATTTGATTTGTTTAGTATTCGCCATGGATCTAGCTAATGCTTTTGTATATCTAGACGCAAGTCTATCATACAAGTTGTCCTCGATCGCTTCTTCAGTGATCGCGAACGCTAGTGCAACAGTTTCCATAGTGTATCTAGCTGTGTAAGTTTCTTGAGCATTGTCAAAAACTACGCCAGAACCTTCCGGTTTAACTGCAGCATTTGCAAAACCAGATAACATAACTTCTTCTTCAAACGCTCTGTCTGAAGTTTCTGTTACGTATATCTCTGCATGCTGATTCTCATAACGTTTGTATTCCAGTCCGAATAGTGCATTCAGGCCTGGTTCTAGTTCCTTAACTAGTTGTCCTCGTGATATAGCCATGTTTTTTCTCCTATTCTAACTATTATATACCGTTATTTTTAGCGTTATACAGGTGCTCATTGATCATGACAACAAAGTTCAAGTTGGCAGCGCCAATTGTACTGTTTTCAATTTCATTTGAAATACCTGTTACTTTTATTTGAGCCGTACCAGTTGTAGATGTACTGTGATTTAGTTCCGACTTAGAAACATTATTTGCAGAATCTCCAGCTGTTACTTCGATGTTGAAATTCTTGAACACATCTGTCTGCGCGTGCGCAGTAGCTTTGTTCGATTGAATC